AATACTTTTCTAATTGTTGGTCTTCTTTGTTTAGATCGTACAACCAAGCGAACATTGCTTTCTTTGCTTGGTCTCTATCAATAGCGTTTTTATAGACTATTGATGTGTTCCAATCGTGAAGGTCGCCTTTTGGTTGTGGTTTGTTCAAGACATAGAAGAAAGAACGCAAATCTGCTGCGTTGTAATCAAATTCAACAAACCAATCGTTGTTTGGTTTAAATGCTTTCCTGTATTCCTTATCCAAGTTCAAGATTGGAATAGCATTATCCTTTAAAGTCAAGCGACCTGTCTTTGAGCCATAAGGAGAGAAAGCAATTTTCTTATTTGAGTTTTGTAGTTTATCCCAAACTGCTTTGCCTTTCTGGGTAAATCTCTTTGTTGCCAACCATTCCCAATCAATATTTATAGGGTTTCGTTCAATCTCTGCAAGAGTCGCATAAAGCGAAACCATAAATCCATAGTTGATGGGTCTGGAATAATTCTGAAAAACAAATTCAGTAATTTTATCTTTAAGAGTTGCATACTCTTTTAAATCCCCTTCATTAACTAGGTCATAAAAGCAAGTTTCGTTAAGATCAATTTTAGCAAGAGCAAAAGATCTATACATTGCTTTTAGTTTATTGTCAATAATTTTAAATTTGTCTTTTAGATTTTCTGGACAAACTTCTTCAAGGGTCTTGCCACCAACCCAGATCTGTGCTACTTCGGTGCCACTTGGAATGTTCGGGTTCCAAGACCAAGTTTTAAAGTTGTTGCCTTCAAGGGTCATCATCGCCTCACCGCCGACATAGTAACACGGGCAGTCAGGCTTGTCGTCAAGGAACTGTAAGATCATAAATCACTTAAACTTTTTAACTTTTACGCTTCTTGATATTTCTTTATGAACATTGTTTTCTATATTCATAGAATTAAAATTATCTTTCGTCCAAAGATAATTTATTGAACCTTCAAAATTATCATTAGTGTTTAATTTATCATTAATATACTTAATAGCCAAATCTAATCTATTAATACTTAAATATTCATTAATTGTTGTTGTTAATCTAACCATTTCAGGATTGCCAAGATCAAGCCTATAAAACTTATTTTTAAACATAATGTAATATTCTAATAATTTAAGAATAGTTTGTCTTGATAAGCCTTGAACACTTATTTGATCTCTAGATTGAATAAATTCTTTATATATTCCGCATTTTGTAATTTCAAATATTTTAACTATTGGTTCGTTTAATACGAAAGAGTTATAAGCATTTTCTAATAACCTAGCAAAAAATATAAAATCTTCTGGGCTGTTGTAGAAAAAAGGAATAATATTTAAAGTATTGAGTTTTCTTGTTTGTATAAGTTCACGATTTGTTCTATACATATAATATTTCATTTGCGGAGAATTAATATCAGCAATCAATCTCCAAGGAATATTCTTATCAATCATAAATCCAAATCTTTTAGTTATATTATAATAATAATTTATATTTGGATTAGCATAAAAGTTATTTATTTTATATTCGTTATCGTCATATGGTCCATTATGTATTTCAACAATAAGACCACTATTCATTTGATTGCTATAACGAGACATAAGATATTCTTTATAGAATAACGGTGGATCGTCACCAGTATAATAATATGTTGTTATAAATTCTTTAACATAATCTTCAAATGTTAATATTTTCCTTTTCATTGGAAAAGATTCTAGTTTCTTTTTGAAATCAGAAACGAAAAGATTAAAATAAGAGACATATTGATTTATAGGATCTTCATATCCAGCAACAGCTTTAAGTTGTAACAAAGGATTAGGTTGACCAGGGACATTTGAAGCGTTAGTTATCTTACCTTCTTGAACTCCTCTATCAAATCTTGCAGATAAAGAATCAAAAGCCAAACGAACAAAATTAAGAGCTTTAACAGGAGTGCTTGTGCTGGAGTATTTTATATCTTGGATTAGTTCAGGTTTTGGGGCTATTGGAGTATCGAAGAAACTTATTTTTCCTATCATAAGTCCTTCGTTATTATAAGTGTCTTTTGTTCTGTCACCTTGCAGAATATATAATAATCTCTCATTATATAATTCTTTTGACTTCATTTTGTTGTTTGCACTAGACATTTGGCCTCCTATTCATCCTCTCCAGAAAGAAAATCGTATACAATCTCGGGTTCTGGTGTTCTGGTCCTTACTATATCAGCTATACCTGACATTGCTGTGTCGTATGCCTGTTCCTCGGTCGTTGTTGGGGTCTCTGTCGGAGGAGCGGATTCTATAGCAGTCACGGCAGTTGAGGTTTGGCTAGGGGCAGTCGTTTTTTTGATAGAAGGGGTAGCAGGAACAGTAACAGCAGGCGTTGTGCTAGTAGCGCCGGTAGGACTTACTGGTGCCGGAACCACAACAACTGTATTAACCCCGGCTTGAGAAGCAGGCGACAACCCTCCAATGCCTCTAGAAACGAATCTTGCTTCAACAGTGGTTGTAAAATTACCAGGAGTCATATTTGACTTAATATCGATAATCAAATACAAACCGCCCAATCCCATATAATAAGAAATTGAGTTTGGAGTTTTTGGACTTCCAAGATTTGTAGAAATACCTTCAAAATCTAACCAAATATATCCTCCAACATTTAATAAATTATTACCAACCATTTCGATTGTTGCTTTATACATATTTGAGAATTGATTTAAATAAGCTCCTTTGTTTTCCCTGAATCTTGCTTCTAGAACGAATGGTTGATCCATCTTTGTTAATTGTGCTTTTTTAAATATACCTCTGTCGTATCCAAATATATACCAAGGTATACCTATATTTTTATCTTTTATTATATCAAATCCAACATTTGCTGAAGAATAATCCGTATTTTCAACATAAACTAACAGCATTTCTGTTATATCTATATTTTTTCTGGATAAATAAGTGTTGTGATCATATTCATCTTTAAATCTTGGTAGTATTGTTTTTATAGATACGCCACCGGCTGTATTTGAAGAAGCTAAAACAGTTTGTGCGGTTATCGTTGTACTATCAAATCCTGAAACAGAACCAAATGAAGTAAAAGAATATAAGTTACTTCTAACAGAAGGCATAAACTGATTTTGGCTACATTGAGTACCAAGACATTCTGGAATTATAAAGTTTATCATATCTCTTATCAAAGATAAAAATGAATAGCTTTTCTTTCCTATTGAAGTTTTGTTATTTGCAAAAGAATTAAGAGTTTTATAAGTAACTGGTAGCGCTGCAATGGAGTGTGAAACAAATGCTCCATTTTTATTATTAGAAAAATCAGGAAGTTTAACATTTGACAAAACGATTTTAATATTTTCAAATATATTGTCTTTTCCACCATTTGCTTTAAGATTATTACAAACGCTTATTATTGAATCTAATAAGTCGCCAAAAAATACAAATGGTATATCTTTTGGAACAGGAATATCTTCTTGATCTTCTTCTGCTTCTGAAGGTGGAGAACTAGTGTCCGTTGGGGCAGGGGTTTCGGCAGGCGCTGGAGTTGTAGGTTCTGCCGGAGTTTCAGGTTTTGTAGTATCTTTAGGGACATAATCCAAATAACTAACTAGAGTTTGACTAGCTGGATCATTAAATTGTTTTTGATAATAATCGACTAGGTTAGACCAATTAGTTGTACTTGGATTATCTAAATAATTTTGCGTATTTATATCATCAGGCTGTATACTAAGATTAAATATTTTGTTACTATCAACAAGTATTTTAGAAACCTGAGAGAAAAACTGCAATTTTACTTCTTTATCTATTAATGTTTCAACTTGTTGTAATTTTGCCTTTGCTTCTCGCAAAGCAGAATCTTCTTTTTTGCCATTATTTGCAGGGCTTATACCTCTTAGGATAGAATCTACATCTTGCTGTAATTTGGTATAATTTATTGGTTCTTTTTGTTGTGCGCCTGCGGTTGTTTGTTCGGGAGAATACTTTTCAAATTGTTTTTTAATTTCGTCTGACAAATACTCTACTTTGGATATATCGGATATTTGCTTCAAAAGCGCGTCAGAGGCAAACAAACCAACTCTATCAATGGTTACGTCCGCTGCTGGCGATCTTAACATTGCTTCTAATCTGCCTCTATACCTTATTCTTATTTCTACTGATCCATTTTCTTTAAAATCAAATTGGTGATCCAACAAAGTCAAAAACATAGAAACTTTCATCTTAGCTGAACCTGGGATACCAAGATTTCCGGAAGCTGTTTGAGACACACTGTTGCCAGCAACCAAAAGAATTTCAAAACACTCTGGCTTATATTCGTTTGTTAAGTCAGGAGAATAAGAAGTTGCATCTAGTGAAGGCTGATCAACAGGACGAGAAGCAACGGGAGTATCAATACAACCAGGTCTAAAGAGCAGATCAGCTATCCTGTATTTTGTCCCTGCCAAGTCAACTGGACCGGAACCAAAAACTCCATTGCTTTGCCCTATAGAGTTTCTTTCCACAAACAATGAATCAAAATTCTCTGCTACCAGTACAACTTCGGCTGATACATATTTATCCGCTGTATATCTATCGGTTCCGTCAAAATGCCAATTTACAGATTTTATTCCTATATTGTCCATTTCTAATTGGGTGTCTTGTGTTCCTTTTAACAGCGATTTTTCAGTCACTTTTCCGCTTGTTGGAAAAGCTATATGAACTATGTTTGTAATACCGGCTAATGTGCCTGCTTCATTTCTTTCTCTGACGACTTTATAAAGTTCAACACTTGGAGTAAAGGCTGAATATTTATGGTTTTCCAAATAAAACAGATCCATATCGCTGGAACTATTTTTTGTTAGATTTTGGTCTTGTGCTAGTTCGCCTTCTTTCTCGCAAAACAATATTTTATTGTTAACGAATAAAGAAGATCCTTCTGTTCCCTCTCCAAACTTTTTAAAATAAAATGTTTGTAAAGGGGTATACAATCTTGATATTTTACATTGATCTGAATCTGGTGCTGATTTAAGTTTTTTTGCTATGTCTAGATTTTCTTCTGCTTTTTTCGCTGATTCTGCCGCAGCTTTTTCTTTTGCTTTTTCTTCAGCTTCTAATCTTGCTGCTTTTTGTTCTGCGGTTTCTTCTGTTCCGCCACCGCCACCGCCAGAGCCACCGCCAGAGCCGTCTTTTGTGGTGGGGGAAGAATCTTTGCCAGGATCTCTGCTTGATTTTTCTATTGCTTCTAACTTCTCCTGTATTCCTGGTATTCTATCCAACTTAAGATTAAATACTCTCGACACTTCCTTCACTTGAAATGCGAGTGTTTCTTGATATTCGGAATCGAATATGTTTGATCCTAACAAATATTCTATTTTATCAGTATCTAAAACATATAATACTTGTCCATTTTTTACTATCCTAACTCCATCTGGTATTGCGTCTTCTAATACATTACCAGTAGTTGCTTCATATTCAGGCAATATATCACTACCATAGAAAGTAGCTGTAAGCTTTTCTGGGTTTCTAAATATAACTGCATCTGCTATGGGCTTTGTATCAAGAATAATATAACCTTGTGTAAATTTTTCGTAACCCATATCACACCAAACCTAAATATTTTAAAATATCAAGAGAATTAACAGGTATCTTCACGCGATCACCAATTTCCCAAGAAGAATCAGTTGGCTTATTATTGACCAATCCAATAAGCCACCATAAAGTTCTGTCGCCATAATATCTGGCTGCTAATTTATACAATTTTGTATCCGATTTCCAAATTTCATAAACATAAGAAAGAGAATTTAAATAACTTTCTGGTAAATTCATATTTGGCGAAGGACGAAAATGAGTAATATTCTTTAGATTTCTTGATTCCAATTGTTTATCATAGAAATCTAAATCATTAAATACTTTTTTTGAATTTTTATATCTATCCATTTTTTTGTCCTATTATTGGAATATTTTTCCTGTTCCGTTATTCTTTAAAGTTTCTCTATTAATTACCGTCATTTGCAAATCTAACTGGATATATCTTGGAACAACTAAACCTTCTCTTTGTATTGGTAAATTTGATAGATTATTTGGATTTGCGTATTCATATCTTACAGAATTTAAAAATCCCAAAAGTTCATAAGAAGTAAAGTTACCAAATTTTGCAGAAATTAAAGGAGAAGAATTAACTATATTTCTTGAACTATAAGAAGGATATATGGTATGAGCCAGACTGTTTATTTTTTCCATATCGTTAGGTCCTGAAAGAGTAAATATAAATCCAACTTCTAATTTTCTATCATTACTAGCGTAAGTATAAATTGGATCAGTTCTACCAAATACAGGCTCAGAATTAAAATTTACAGAAACATTATCTGAGTATTTTGTAAATATAACTGGACCAAAACTAACAGATAAACTGCTAGCAATCGATCTTATACTAACTTGTTGGTATGTTGTATCTGCCATTATACTGGTGTGGCTCCTTTTGTGACTGTTCTTACAATAGTGCTAACAAGCGGAGCATTAGGATTTATAGAACCTGCTGGTATTTTAAGAACAGCATTTGCAAACTGTTCACCATCTATTACAAGATTGATTTGTACATTCTGTTCTAGCTTTGCCATTTGTTGATCCGATTTTCTTTCTACTTTTGCTGTTGCTTGTCCGCCAAGTATAGCTTTTTCTTCAGCAGAAAGCGTGCGACCATTTGCTTGTCTTTCCCTTATTGCTTTAATTTGTGTAGCATTTGCTCTTTGTTGAAGTTCTTCTTTATCAACTAATCCAAACCAAGAACCTATACGCAATGCGCCAGTTCTCGCTCTAGAGAATTCTGTTCCAAAAGAAGTACCTTTAATCATAGAAGAGATTCCAAGACCAGCTATAGAACCAACCAAAGCACCGGCTGTAATAGCACCTCCCCTAGCAAGCATAGAAGGTCCACCAGGGGCACCAGGAGTTGGAACACCAGAAGTTGGAACGCTAGGGGTCGGAGTTCCACCACTTAATCTAGCAAGTCTTTGTGCGCCTATTTGTTGTAAAGAGGTTCTCCCGCTAGATATTTTTGAAATCATATTACCAAGATCAACGCCCTTTAATAATTTATATACCGTACCAGAAGCTATAGCTGTACCAATTATCCCTGTTATTGTTGGCATCATCTGAGAAACACCATAAGCAGCCAAAGCGGTTTTTGGATTTTCTACCACAGTTTTAAGAAAATTAGTAGCCATTGTTATAAGCGAAGGAAGGTTTTGTGCCAACTTCATTAAAGCGTCACCCAATTCTTTAATAGAATTCTTAAACTCATCACTTTTTGCAAGTTCAGACATTGTATCGCGGAACTGTTTCAAACTAGCTTGAAAAGCATCACTCTCAGAAAATTCGTGCAAAGCGTCAACCAAAGGCTCAAGAGGCATAAGTAAACTAATAAATATTGTTTTAAGTTTTTCACTAATGGACATAAGCTTTCGCATTTGTTCTGCGCTATTGATTATATCTCCAGTTGTTTCTTCAAAATTAAATCCTTCAATCAAATCTTGACGACCGGCCATTAAAAGAGCCAAATCTCTTGTTTCCATACCAAGAGCACTTGCAATACTTTTTCTTTCATAATATTCCATTGTTTCAAATGATTTGCCTGCTTGAACAAGTGCTTTTTGAACAGCCATAATTCTATCTGCTGGATTTACATTTTCTATCATTTGGATTGCATTTAAGTAAGGACCACCCAATAAAGAATTTAATCTTCCAACAGTATCCGCTGCTGATTCAAAGGTATCAAATTTTCCTGCTAGCTGAACAAGTTTGGCCATTTCAAGATTTGTGCTTTTAAACACTTTTAACATTTTTGAAAATTCTTTTCCTGTTCTATCGCCCAATGCTGATCCCAATTCCTCAAACGAATCAATAGCGACTCCAGTTTGTTGATTGGATAATTTTAATTGTCTTCCGTAGTTAAAAACAGATTGTTGGAATAACGCAGCTTCTTCTTCTGTTTTCCCATAAACATTTTGCAACATACTTAATTGTTTTGAAGTAGTTTGAACACTGACACCAAGAAATTTATATCTTGCAACCTGGTTAGCCAAAAAACTTGTATCAGCAGAATCAAGAAATTTTGTATTGGCTTCAATTAACGAACCATATGATTCGGTTACGTCCTGTGCTGTTATTCCAAATTCTCTTAATTCATAAGCAACGTCATATAGTGCTTGTTTTGTACCTGTTCCAAACGTGCCGGTTGTTCTTGTAAATTTTGTAAATGCGTCGTCATACTCTAAAGCCAAATCAAATGATTTTTTGAGATAACTAAAAACACCTTCAAGTGCAAAACTTACTCCCTTTGCAACCAAATTAAGACCCGCTAAAGCCACGCTGGTTCCAGATATATTGGCTTTAAATCCTTTAAAAAAGTTACTATTCTTTACTCCATTAGCACCGATATCAGCAATTACTTTACCAATAGCATTTTCTTTAAGGGTAAGGCCCATTTTATCAGCCAATTGTTTACCGTAGTTTGCTGATTCTCTTTCTATTTCTTTTCTTTTTTGTAATAGAACGTTTGTTTTAACTTCTTGTTCATATTTTTGTTTAGCTAGTTTATATTCTTCACTAGAAACGGAATAAGTTTCTTTTATTACTTTTAAGCCAAGAGCTAATTCAGATTGTTTAATTCGTAACTGTTCTATTTCTCTATCGTATTGATTATCAAGAAGTTTAAAAGCATTTTGCTTATCTGTAAAAATAGCTTTTTCCAAATCTTTTATGTCTTCAAGAATATCTGACTCTTTTTGAAGACTGACTAATTTTTCTTTTGCTTGCTTTAGTATTTCTTCGTTTATTTCTTTGCTTTGTTGTTGCAAGCCAAGCTGTTTAATTAGATCGTTTATATCAGCCATTTATTAGTTTCCTTCTTTAAAAGGCCATACAATGCCTGTTAATCTTTCAAAGTTCTCTATATCTTTTGTTGGTATAATATAAGGTTTGTTATTTTTAATCTTACTTATAATAGATAGTTCTTCTTTTATAAGTTTATTAAATAAATTTATTTGTTCTTTTGTTCCTTTGACTTTTATTGTTTTACTTTTTGTTATTGATTCAACAATAAGTTTTGAGGTTCTTGAAGATTTATCTTGAAGATTTATTGTTTCTTTATAAACACTATTAAATTCTTTATAAACACTATTAAGTAATGCTTTTGTTTCTTCTATAGCAAGATTTGAATCTTTATCATTAAACTTTGTTATAATATTTCCCTCTTCATCACGTTCTTCTAGATCATTATCATAACTTACGTTAATCGAGGAATCGATATCATCTAAAATTCTATATAGTTTTTCTATAATATCAGGGCTTTCCCTATTTAAATTTTGCAATTTAATAATAAGATTTTTACATGATTCCGGATCTGCCTTAGAGTAATTAAGATAATTTGTAAACTCAAAGTTATATTCAGATAAAATATCATTTAATTCTTTCGTATATTCTATAAAGCGTTGACTTATTTCAGGTACATAATACGGATTTATTCTATATATTATTCTAGAAAAAAATGATTTTTTACGATTAGGGTTTAGAGGATTTTGAGGATATTTTTCATGAAATTTCCTAAGATAACTAATTGATTTTTTTGCGTCTAGTATAATCATAAAAGCAACTACTCTAACACTTTCATCCACATCGAAAAATGATAATGCTTCTTCTTCTTTTTCTTGAGGTGCAGATGCATCGTCTGAAGAAACAGCATCTACTAATTCTTCTTGTTTTTTGGGGGTATCTGCAAAACTAAAATCATCAACCTGAAGACCTGTTACAATCTCTGAATTTCCACCGCTTTTATAATATTTCAAAATACTATCTGCAATTGGTTTCAAAGTTCCCTTGTTGGCGAATTTTTGTCTTATTTCTTCCATAATTCCACCAAATTTGTCGTATTTATCAAAAAACTCATTAACAGCATCAGAAAATTCTTGTTGTGTCCATTGTCCTATTTGCTCTGATAAATTTTCATTTGATGTATAAATTCTTTCTTTCGCTGAATTTAAAAAGGTTTTTGTAGCTCTTTGTTCTTTTATTTGATTGTTGAGTTCTTTATCAGTGGTAAATATACCTTCTAAAAATCTTTTAAATGTTTTGTAAATAGCAGATATAAATCTTGTCGTAAAGCCTTTCTGTTCATTTAACTTTCCTAACTTACTTAGGTCATTTCTGTCGATAGTACCGGTTAATCTTTCTTCTTGTTCTTTTCTGGCTTGCAAGAACTCAAGCATTGTTATAAACTTTGCTGTTCCGTCAAGAACAGTGGCTGTATTGCCTGTTTCTGGGTCTTGTGCTGCGGTTTGTTCATCCTCTTGATCATCGGTTGTAGTTACTACTTTAACTTCTCCTGGTTTAGAAGAAGTGAATTTTGGAGAAATAAAATCATTAAACTTTCTTATGGTAGGACCGTTAGATCTCAAAGCATCTTTATTTGCCAATATTGTGTTTTGTATTTGAGTTACAATCGCATTTCTTATTTTATTTGAATCATTGATATCGCCAGTATTTATGCTTTTTAATAAATTAGCAAAATTATTTCTAAGCTTTTCAAAATCTTCTTGAGGATTTTTATCTTCTCCTTCGTACAATTTTCCTATCTCGTCAAATATGTCGCCTACTTTGGTTTTATTAAAACTTAAATTTAATCCTGAGTCTGTGAAAACTTCTTTAAATTTATTTTGGGCAGGTATGGAGTTAGCTAATTTTTCATCATTCAAGAAAGTTTTTATATTATTATAAGATTCTTGCTCTGAAGCTATCTTATATAATGGAAATATGGTATTTGCACTAAATGTAGTCGAATCTTTTAATAATTTTAGATCAAGACGCAATATGGATACAATATATTCTTTTGAGTCTTTAAACGACACAGAACCAACTTTTTGAACACCACTTGTTGTTGCTCTTAGTTCAGGATAATAAGCGCCAGCATTGTCTCGCTGTGGTTCTTGTTGTTCCAGCAATACAGATAAGAATAATTTTGTTTTATGATCCATAGTATATTTCCACAATGTAAATAGTTTTAGAAACCAAAAGAACACTGAAAGTTACCTCTCAGTGCTCTTAAGTTTATCAGTTATTTTTCTTTGCTGCTTCTGCTTCTGATTCTCTTTGTTTAACCAATCTTTCCAAGAACCAACTTCTTAAACCTATAGGCAAGTTATATAATTCTGTAAAAGACCAACCATTATGATATTTTAATAAAAAGATTTGTTCATAAACAGATTGTATATATTCCTCATCAAGACCAAAAGAAGTCTACCGTAATCGGGATATCGACCTCCTTCTCGGCACCGCATTTCTCACATTGAAATTCTTGTACCATATCGATATTTGGAACCAACTTAGCATATACTTCTCTTAAATATCTAGAATCATAAGAAGGCATATTACCGACAAATTCACTTATTTGTGTTCTATTTGTTATACCATTAACAGAAACAATAATAGACATAAGTTGTGTTGTTGTAACTGAAATAGGAAGTCCTTTCTTTTCTCTTCTTTCCATTGTTTGGAGCAGTTGAGTTTCGTCACTACCGGTCATTAGTTTAACTTCAACATTTACACCAGTTCTTGGAAGTTTAAAAATAAATGTACCTTCTTCGGTTTTTTCTACTTCCAATTCTTCGTAATCTGGTTCTGGTTTGGGTTCAACTTCTGATAAATCAAATGCGTGTTTGTTTATATGCCCGCAATTAGGGCAAGTAATATTTGTTTTATATTCTGGACCAAATCCAGTTACCCTTGCACCAACAAGCAAAGCATTTTTATCTCCAGATAAAAGATCTGCTGTCTTGATTCTTTTATCAAGAACAACACTTTCTATAAGTCGATCAATAACGATACCTTGTTTTATTAAAGCTTTCGAAGTTAATATATCTTCGTCTTTTGCAGTCATATATCTTATTTCAACTGTGTCTATATTGTGCAAAGGGTGGTTTGGTGGATAATACTTACCACCGGAAGGCAACTTAACAAAATCTGTTGGAGTTGCAAAATTAAATATATTTTGTTCTTGTTGCTGATTAGTCGCGATTACTGAGGATAAATCGTCTGATAAGTTTGGTTTTATCCTCTTGCTATTGTCTCTCATAAATACCTCTCAATTATTTTATGTTTTCTATTCTTGAATCTATTAGTTCTCTAAAGATTTTTAATTTTTCGTTAGTCCCCTGGTTTGCATCAGAGTATGTAAACCCCATATAATCTATTTCAACTATAATTTCAACTGAATCGTCCGATCCATAATCTAAATCACCAAATCTTATGGAAATTATTTGTGGTGCAATAAGTTTCCAAGTTTCAACTTGTTCAAGTTTATTCCCGTCCCCTGGGGTATACTGATATATCTCTACTTGTCCTAGCGCTTTTCTGTGTTCTTTGATACTAAATTGACCAGTTGTTTCATTGTGCGAAGCCCCAACCAATGACATTAATTTGGTCGTTGCGTCTTCTCCATCGCCAGTAGCTATAGTAACCACCGGATCTAACAAAGTTACAGAAACCGTTTCATAAGTTACTGCTGGTTTATCTTTATATAAGAATGGATCGCCAAAAAAAGAAACACCATCCAACAAACTGCCCCCTGCTTCATAAGAAACAGAGGGCTTGTTGGCGGTTTTAGCATACCACAATTCACCAAGATTACCAAGTTTCACCAAAAATAAATGTTCTTTTTTTGGATCTTTATATTCTTTGCTATACCAAGGAGTTTGTGCAGGAGCCATAATCTAATTAGATCTTACTAGAAATAATTAGACGCTAAATACTTTGTTGCCTGCATTAGCAACATATTGAGAAGGACCAACTTCAAATTCAGCCCAATCGTATCTTATCTTAAGGGTAATTTCCATAAGATCTTCGTTGCTATAATCGAGTTCTGAGAAAGTAATTTCTTTGGCCCAAGCGTGCCATAGTTTCCATTTGTGAATTGCTACGCCTTGTTCGTCAATTGCTTCAATTAGAACGTCGCCCAATTGCAAAGCAGCAGAATTCTTTGAAACAGAAGTAAAATCATTAGAAGTACCTGGTACTTTAAATCCAGCTTGTTGAATAGCATTTAAGAAATTATAAGAAACGTGTGGCTCAACAGGATCGACCAAAGTCATATCAACTTCATTCCAAGTTACTCTACCTGGAAAATAAAATCTATGCATTAAATAGTTGTGTTCTGTTTCGCCTATTGAAACCTGTGGTTGGCTTACTTTTTTAGCAAACCAAATTCCTTCTGGGCTGTTTCCGTTAAATGACGAGTTTGCCCCGAAGGAAACCCTAAATCTAAAGTTTCTTTTTGGATCTGTAGCGGCTGCACCCTCAAAAGGTTTTGTCCAAAATGCCATAATTAATTTCTCCTGTTTAAATTAAATAGTCACCTCAATTATAATTTCTTTTAATATCAGTCGTCAAAGGAAGCGCCTGCTCTTGTGATAATGAAATCTAGAGCAATAAACTCGATTGTACGGGTTGGCTTAACATAAACTTTAGCGTACATTATGTTTCTATCAACAAGGTCAGGGGTTGTTGTGGTTTCGTCCAAAACAACTTTGTAATCGTCCAATCCAAAGCGAACTTTAACGTCACCAAGGAAATTCTCTGCTCTGCTCTTGAAGTCATTCCAAGTTGCTTGAACGTTTTGTTCAAAGAGAACTGTTGAAGCAATTCTGGAAATCCCTTTCTTCAAGTAAATCATTAATCTGCGAACATTGATTCTGGTCAAAGCGGACAAAGGAGAGATTTGCAAGGTCTTTTGTCCAAAGATAACGATTCCTTCTGCTGGGAATTGAGCAATTGGGTTAATGTTTCTAATGTACAAATCGTCCCTGTCTTTTGAAGATAGACGCAAATCAACACCGACAACTGGTAGACCGGCTGCGCCTGCTGATAGACCACCACGGTTAAATCCTGCTGGAGCGAACCAAACGTCGGAAACTCTTTCGGTATTAGCCATAACACCCAAGGCTGCGACTGAAGGTGGAACTTTAACCAAAGAACCATTTAGGTCGTCACGAATTGTAACCCAAGGATAGTACATTGAGCCGTATGAAGAATTCAAGTTTCTAGCGTCAACGCTTGTGTAAACCGAAGAAAGTGAACCCAATCTTGCTGCCGAAGAATCTGCTGCTTGTTCGTGTGATGGGATATATCCGCCAACAGTATCAACAATGGCCAAAGAATCCCCTCTTTCTTCACAGATATCAATAAGTTTCTTTGTTAGAACTGTATTGGTCAAACCTGGAACTGAAGCCAAGTTAAACTCAATCAACTCTGGATCTTTAACAATATCCATTGCTCTGTAGTAAGTTTCAAGAACGTAGTTTGTTTCTCTAGTTTCACCAGCAGAAATGTAGTTATTTCTGAATGGTTCTCTTTCGAATACATTTAGACCGTCAAATCCACCAAACATTGGGACAGTGAACTTGTAAACACCAGCTTTGATAACGTTCTTGTAACTTACAGTGTTATCGTTTGCAGTTAAAGAGCAGTTGAATGCTGTGCCTGCAACTCTTGAGCCAGAAGTGTAAGTAGCTTGTGTTACTCTTGAGGAAGGAGTGGAGAAAGAATACCCAGAACCGGTTGTAATAACAACTTCGTCCAAAGTAAATCCATATTCAAACACAACCCCGTCACCAGCGCTGTTATCAAATCCATATTGATCGCCAAAGGAAGAAACCAAATCTGCTCCAAGGAATCTGGTGTAATCAACCCAGCCTGGATTGTGGACAGCAGAAGTAGCTGATTTCTTTGTATCAATGCCGAAGAATGCCGATTGAACCGAAGTTCCACCGTCTGTTGCAAGCGAGCGAACAGGCATAACTGGGAACTTAATCAAGAAGCTTGTACCAGCAGAAGCAGAAACAACTGAGCTACCAGAGCCATATCCGCCCCAAGAAATCATTGTGTCGCCAGAGATTGTGGTTGCGTTGCCTGCAAAAGTAACGTCATTAATCTTTGGAACACCGTAGTAACCAAATGGAATGCTGTTAGCATTAACACCACCGTTCTCAACTTCGTCAGACATAATAACTCTAATGTATTTTGAATTATTTGGTCTTTGTCCAAGAACTCTAAATTGTTGATTATTGCTGTCGTAGTAGTAGTACTCATCACCAATTCTAGTTGCAATGTAATTTGGAGAATTTGGATTAATGTCCAATCCAACGAATCTTTCTAGAACGTTTGGCTTAACGTCAGTATCGTTTGCTGCTCTAACCAACAAATCGAATGTACCGTATGGAGCATTCTCGTTAACTGAATAACGAATATTATCGATAGAGATTTTAACATTTGCAGAAGCCCATTCGCCTTGGCCATTCAAAGAAGCAATTCTAAACAACTTTGTGGCTGTCGAAGGACCGCCATAGCTTGCAGTATTTGCGCTAAGTTCTTGAGAAATAAACCAAGGGCTTAAAGCGTCCCTATATTGTGATCTGTGATCTGCTTTATCATTCGATCCCGAAGATAAAGAAAGAACAACGTATTTCATTGTATCAAACGAAGAAGCTGGAACTGTATCGGCAACGAATCTTTCAAAGGTTTCGCCAAGCCAGTATTTCTTAGCGATTGAATCGGTTTCTACCGAAGTAACTCCGTCAGGTCTTGTTTGGCTTACAAATTGTGGATTCTTGTTGAGGTATGATTTTCTAATAAATTTGTCTGAGCTTTCAACTGTGCTTACTTCGATTACCTCGTCGTTAGCAGCGGTTCCGTCAGTAACCAAAAGTTTAACTGAATTTGCGTCTGTTGCTGAATTTATAAGACGACCAACACCAGCAACAACTGGATCACCGGTTTCTAATCCTGCTGAACCAGTGGGAACAACAGCAGCAGCATTAACATAGAAAATTGCTGCAAGAGCACCAGTTACTTGTGTTTCTCCCGCATTTACACCACAAGCAAACAAACCATAAGCACCTTTTGTTGCTGCTGCGGTTGCTGCTTTGGTTTGTGTAATAAACCAACCTGCTTTTGATTTTGTTTGGGCGTCAGTTGCAGAATCACTGTTAACACCAGCCAAACGGATAAATGTAACTGGGCTTTCACCTTGTGAAGCGTTTAAGTAAGCTTTAGCGGCATATACGCCGTACAAAGGAGCAGCGTGGCTTCCGTTTCTCCAAACGTCAGGAGTTTGTTGTGTTCCTGGTTCTGGGTCTCCAAAGATAGAGGTAAATTCATTTAAATCTTTGCAAACAACTGGAACCATTGAAGGTCCTCTTTGAGCACGACCAACAACGACTGGACCTAAATTTGGTGCAGGATTTGTGAATTGTGATTTGTCGATTTCGTTGGTGAATACACCTGGTGAGACAAATTTAAACTTTCTTTCTTCAGCCATTATATTAACTCCTTAATACTCAAAATAAATAGTTTGTTTAGTATTGAAACTCCTAATCTCTATAAAATGATTTATTACTGACGTAGTTTTTATCCATA